GGGGAGATAAACACCAGCAACTGTTGTGCCATTTTGAAGCAGAAGATTGGCAAGTGCTCCCGTCCCAGCGTTTGAATTGTTGATACGCCATTGAGTAGCACCGTTCTGCGACAGGATGATGGTGTTGTCTGCGCCCGTGCCACTGATTGCGCCAGTCACACCGAGGGTCGAGCTGAAGGTGCCTGCTCCGGTGACACCCAACGTCCCACCCATTGTGGCGTTACCAACGATAGCGGTATGCGCCTCTACAATGTCGGTGCCGTTGCAGGTCAGAATAACTTTCTTTCCGTTGGGGACAAGGATGCCTGTCTGACCAGAGACTTTAACGGTTACAGCAAACCCACCCGAAGTGTTGTTGAAGATGAAGTACATCTTCTTGTTGGCAGGGACAATCAAACTTGTTGAGCTAACAGACAACGCACCCGTCATCTCGATGAACATGTTCCGCGCTACACCCGTAGTGCCGTTTGGAATTGTGATCGTTGTATTTGCCGAAGCGCCGTCAGTAATGGCTTGGGTTACATAGCCACTAATTGCTTGCTCTAGCAATGTGCCAAGGTTGGTATTGGTAGTCGTACCCCAAGTACCAGACTGTTCGCCCGTGCCGATAAGCTCAAGAGCCAGATTTGTGCTGTAAGTAGAGGCCATATTATTTTCCTAATTAAATACCTGTCCAGTTTGGGGTCTGCGTGTTACTTATCGCACTCCAGCTTGGGGTCTGCGTGGTACTGATACTTGTCCAGTTTGGTGTCTGCGTATCGTCAATTACATTCCAGAGAAACACACACGCAAATATATCTGTTGCTGTTGCCGTTTCACTTATGGTCGTTACAAAAGTATGAGCCGCTGATATATCCGTTGCAGTTGCAGTTGCTGTTTCCGCAATACTTGTTGGGAAAGTTATAAACCCAACATCTGCATCTGTAGCCGTTCCAGTCTCAGCTACCGTACTTATAAACGTCTGCAAGCTGCTTATCGTATCTGTACTTGTCCCGGTTTCAGCTACGGTACTTACAAAGGTCTGTAGGCTGCTTACTGCATCTGTGCTTGTTCCTGTCTCTGCCGCCGCACTTACAAAGGTCTGTAGGCTGCTTGTTACATCCGTACTTGTTCCAGTTTCAGCTAAGTCACTGGCATAGACAGACATGCCCCAGCCAGATTCCCCCCATGTACCTGAACTCCATCCAGCCATTACCCAGCCAAGCTCATCGTGTAGGTTACCTTCAATGTGTCACCTGACACCACAGCCCTGTCTCCGGGAGCAGAAAAGTCCACCGCAGAAAACAATGTCCCGGCTGTTCCGCTCTTGGCACTACCACTAGTCAGGAAAGCCCCACCAACCGTGGAAGTAGCGTTGATAGAGAACGATGCGGGAGATGCAGAGTTAGTGGCAACAGAAGGATTGGCAGTGGTAGCTGTCACAAACGTACACGCCACCCTAGTTGCATTGCTGTAACCCACGTTCTCAGTCCATCCAGCATGGGAGGACATCGTATCCGCAGCAGCAGGAGTATTAGATGCACCAGCACCGTACAGGCCAATAAACCAAGCAGTGATAGCTGTCACGCTAGTCAAAGATGATCCCGCCATGTAAGCAAGACCTACGTTGACTACCAGATTGGGCGCGGAGCCTGACCACTTGACTTTGCCATCTGCGCCAATGCACTCAAAATCAAACCGGCCCAGCGCCAGCACACCCTCAGTCGAGCGGATACCCGCTACAAGACCGGCAGATATTGCGTCATTTGATTTTGCTTTATCGACAGTGGACATATAAACCTCTCAAGGAAACCGAATAATGGCAGTTGTAGCTGACGCTGTTGGAAACGTAATAACCAGTGGAACTGCTACCGTTGAAATCTTCATGCCCCCAAAGTCCAGCACCGCCACAGTCTTATTGGACTTGCTGCTGTTGTAGATCAACGCCCCGGCAATATCAGAATCAACCACCCCCGTGAAGGTAGCATCGCTAAACGATGTAAACGCTGTGGTGCCAGTAGATGTGGGTGTAACCGATGTCAGGGCTATTCCACCCGCAACGTACCCTGTCCCCGTTATCTCACCCGTAGCCGTGTAAACGGTTGTATCAGCGCCAATCGATGCTGTGGACAGGTACAACGCCATCTTGAACGTGTCTCCTGTGGACGCAGTAAAGTCATGCGTAGCCGTCAGAATCTGAACCTTAAACGAAGTGGTAAGGGTTTGAGCAATCATTGGACGGGAACCCTAGCCTGACCAGACCTATAAGCATCCCGCCGCTCCATCCCATCTCCAAGGCGCTTGGCAAGCATCAAGGCGTCTTGATACTTCTTCTCATAGATGGCAATCATGTCAGCCTCACCCTTCATAAAGGTGTAGCCCTCTACCAAGGAACCGTAGAGCAAGACACTATCAATATTGTCGCCAAGCCATGTAGTGCCTGAAGCGGTTGTGGTGATGCTCTCAGGGTAGTAGAAGTAGTGCAACTCCATCGAGTAGGCTGCATCGGGTGTCGGCCCAAGAATAAAAGTCAGCTCTGCCTCATTGGTGGATACCGGCCCGAACAGCGCATAGTAAGCTGGAGTCCCAGTATCGGTAGGGGTTGGGTATGCCTCACGAATGAAGTTTACATCCTTGTTCAGCAGGTAGGTATAGGACGTATCCGTGTTTATAACCGCCATCGAATAGACCGCCAAGAAGTCAGACGGGCAAGCTAGGTACTTGTTACTGGCGGTCAGGGTTCCCGTTACGTTTTTGCGAAGCGTAGGAAACTGGATGGTGTTGTATATCCGCTGTTCTGCTTGGGTAATGAATGTATTGACCTGCTCTGTGCTTGTCAGGGCCGCAGCACTAGACGAAGATGATCCCGCACTATCGGTAAAGACAGTGCTTGGAAAGTCATTCTCTAGGTAGCCCTTTACGGCTATGAATAGCTCAGAGTAGTTCATAGATTACGCCATTGGCCCACGGCATTTGGTTCCCTTGGTCGCGGCACCCGCACCGTACATCTTGATGCCGGTTGTTTTCATACCGGTCTGCGGGTATCCAGAGCCTTCAGGCAGGGGATTGGTGTTTGGTTTAGGTTGCTTGTATTTGTTAGTGGGGTTTCCCCAGCCAAAAAACTCAGCCCTGTCATTTTTAGTCATTACCGTCCCCTTTGGTTATTTGCACGGGCCATGTTACGCCCAACAGCCTTCATGCTGGCAGAAGTAGGGCCACCCTTCTTCAAAGACAACGAAGTCCTGCTGCCTTTATGCTGTTGCATATCGTGTTGCTTGACAGCCTTTGTGATCATGGCTTTGTCTTGTTTCTTGTCCATCTTCATATTTTCTTTAACCATCGTAATCTCCTAGTTGACTGCCCAATAGGTTATGTCCGTAGGGACATGGTTTATGCTTGCCTTAATTGCCAGATAAAACCCACCACTGTATAAAACAGAATCATTGGGGGCATAGCTTGTCGTTGCACTCCATGCAGCTACATTGAACATGACCGTTCCCACCCTCCCCACTGAGGTGAGATAGTTAGGAGTAAGTCCTTCATCGTTTGCAGCAGCACCTCCAACTGGGTACCAACCCCACTGAAATATACGGCTACCACCGTCTGGATAACCTACATCTCCAAGCGTAAGCTGCAATCCGCTGGTGCCAGAGGAATTATAGCTTGTGTCAGGTCTGGGATTGCGTATAGCTTGGGGGTCATTTACCGGGTACATGCCCAGTTGCAGTTGCGGTTGATCAGGCTCCCAGCAAGTCGGGCAAACCAAAATATTCACGTTCTTGGTCTTGATTACCAAACCCTTGAGTTCTGACAGTTTGTATTGAAAGCCGCAGCGGTCACACTCCGCTATCGCAAACTTGCCGGATGCGAAGTTATTAGGCATTTAACCGCCTATAAACATCTGGCGAGGTACAAACCGGACAGCCGCCTTTTCCCGGTCTTCGCTTGCCGCCATTGCAAACTGCTCTTCGTACTCACCTTTGAGCATCTGCACCCTTGCTTCCGCACCGGGTATCTTCATGGACAGGTAAAAAGACAGCCCAGCCACCAAACAAGGCAGGAACCTGAACGGGATGTCTTCCCCGTTTACACCGTTACCCGCGTCCTGCATCCGGCGAAGTCTCCAGTACACGAAGGTATAGGTCTGGCTGCTGTCAGGAGTGGGCCAGACGTTGATTGCTGGCAGGTTGACTACATAGATAGCCGTAGCTGTCGTATGCGTTGCAGCGGTGGTATTGGCCTGTCCACGGACACAGTTCTGTAGGTCTGTGCTGGTTGTGCCGCTGTAGTAGATGATTTCTGAGTCAATCTTGATGTACCCGGCACTTGCCAAACCTACCGTAGTACTCAGGGTAATCGTCGTATCGGTAGCGGTCAGAGTCTCATTTAGCGTAATAGTGGTGGTAGCCGTAGTGCCAGACTGACGGTTGATCCAGACTTGAATCGGCCTACCCGTGGCGTTTTTGTTGGGGATCGTTGCAAAGGTAGATTCACTGATCCGGCTGATATTGATATCAGTCTGGTTGGAAGCTGTTCCAGTACGGATAACCATATCCAGCAGGTCTATTGTGTCTGTAGGGATAGCATAAGTACTTTGCCCGGTAGCCAAGGTGATTTGCCCTTGCTCCACCGTCCACATGTTTAGCCCACGGTTTGCCCATTCAATTGTGAGCAGGTTAATGCTCCTACGGGCGGTACGCATGTCGTACCCTGTGCGTAACTCTTGGCCGCAACGCTCAAAAGCCTCTTCGCAAAGGTTATTGAGGTCTAGGTTGAACGCAACAGTGCCTGTGGTGTTGTAGGCCATTATTTACTTCCTGTGGCTTTTTTCTTAGCTAAGAATAACTTATCAACCATCTCTAACCGTTGAGGTTTGGTTGTGACCTTATTGATAATGCCTATCCGTTCTGGTTTTTTTTTATCTGTTTCATAAAAACCAGCTCTTTTTAAGGATTTAGCTACTGATGCATTGCTTTTTGCCATTATCTACTTCCTATATGCAGCGGTTTTCTGAGCCACATTCTTAGGTTGGGCCACAAACTGTTTCCCCGCCGCCTTGCCCTGACGCTTTGCCCTTGTAGTCGCCGCATACTCTTGTGGGCTAAGGGCTTTGATTGCCTTCTCTGGCAGGTATCTCTCCCCTGTTTTTGAGGAGGGTTTACCTGACTTAGTGCGCCATTTCTGGTCGCCCCAGTTTTTAAGGGACTGCTGGGGAGCTTTCAATCTTTGTACCCCCCACCAGCAGCCTTGTAGCGTTTAGCCATAACTTGCGCTTTTCTCGCGCTCCACTGCCCTGCACCAGTACCTACAATCGCCGCAGCCTTGACGCTGTTGAAGATGCGCTTACGAAGTCCCGGCTTGGTGTAGTTACCGGCTTCGTTTACCTTAGATTTGGCTTGCCCACCCTCCTTAAATACCTCTACCGGCTCATTACCATCTTTCTTCTTGATGGTTCTAGCCTTGGGCATTTTTGACGGGGCCATCGCCCCCATCCCACGGGAGGGCCTCACACAAACCTTCCTTTAGTCTTGCCACGCTGTGCAATGCCATCTCCACGGGCAGATACCGAACCCCCGGAGGCCATTTTCTTAACTTTTGGCATCGCTTTTTCAAGCTTTCTGCGTTGTATCAAGTCTTCGGTTTCTTCGTCGCGCATGTTTTGCAACTTATCCGAAGCGGCCTTGCGGCTGTTAAAAACGTCTTTCATTCTAATACCAGAGAAAGGTAGACCCGTCATGACGTCTTCTGGAAGACTAAGACCTTCACGAAGATCGCCTGCTTCTTTCGCTCGCTCCGACAACGCATCTAACTCATTAATTCGTTTTCTTGTGTCCGACATGGCTAGCACATCTTCCCTCTGGTCTTGCCTTTGGACGCAATGCCATCCGCACGGGCAGATACCGATCCGCCAGAAGCGTATTTAGCCATACCACCCATGTTCATTTTCTTTCCCATCATGAACGCAGGCTTGCCGTCTTTCATGGGCATACTGCCCTTCTTCATAGCTGAATTTTTCATCATTTTCCCATCAGGCATTTTGTGCATACCAGCCATACCACCTTTTTTCATACCCATTGGAGCAGGAGGCTGCGGCGGCATTACAGGAGGCGCAGGAGGAGGCATACCTGCACCCATACGAGGACGACGACGCATTGCTTCTGGAACTTTTTTGCTCATCATGGTTGCACCACCTTTTTCAAATTTGCGGCCTTTATCGGCTGCGGAAAATTCTTTGCCTACAGATTGCGAGATACCTACCTTCTTGGCAAATGCTGGGTTATGGGCCACCGCTTTCATAAAGCGATGCTGCTTGGAAGATGAACTAGGCATATTGGCCTATCTTGCCAGCAGGGAGGAGTTTGTATACCGTCACACCCAAATTCTTTGTCATACCATCCGACCTTTGGTCTTGCCGCGTTGTTCTATACCACCGCCACGAATAGCGCCACCAGAGGCGTACTTTTTAATTGGGCCACCGTGCTTTTTGCCGTCACCCTTGGTAAATTTATCTTTAACGTACTGAACGCCCTTCTTAACAGCCTCTAAGGGGGATGGAGGTTTCCCTTCACGCATAAGGTCACCGGTAGTAAAACCAGACCCGCCTTTTTTTTCAAGGTCGTCTTGTTTATCATTTTCCATCTTTTCTATAAGTTGACGAGCTATAACGGGATTTGTTTCAACTTTAAGATAGAGTGATAAATTTTGCACTTCACATGTTGTTGTATTAACAGACATTATGGCTGCTCCTGCCAAATCTGCAGCATCATCCCCCTGAAAACCAACTTTGTCTAAAGTATTCCAAACAATCTTTAATATGAGCACTTCTCCCCCAAACCACATATCTTTACTGCAATCTAACATAGTGTTTTTATACGCGCTCAGTGGAAGTTTAATTCGAAGATGTATACGGCCTTGACCACCACCTGCTTCTGGGACACCTTGGTAGAAATAACTTGGTTCAGTATAACTCAATTGTGATGCCGTAGAGCCTGCTGCAATAACACGAGCTGCCTGAAATGCACTGCCTGCCGCTCCTCCTCCTCCCACTACTACGTTACTCCTGTGAAACATATATCCATTTGATGATGACTCTCCATTTGCTGCGGCTACTCTTACATTTACATCATTCTCTAAGTAGTCCTCCAATTTATGAGTACGTGGAAACATAACACGAGCATATTTGTCTGCATCAACAATATCCACTATACGAAGGTTTGAACGTGTATATAATTGAATTCCTTGAATAAAAGGCATACCACAACCGTGTACACGGCGAATCTGACCATTCGCAATAGCTGTCGCTCCATTTCTAAGTTCTACATCAAATGATAGAATACTATCGGCTAAACTAAAGACCTTTGTTGGTAGCTCAAATAATGATTCTTGATGTGAATTCCCAATAATTCGTGTAGTACCGCCACTCTGTTGTAGTATTTTTTGGAATGCATGAGAAGGATGTGATAAACTATAATTAGTATAATCTATTGTATGTTGTGTATCTACATTTTTTGCGACATCGAGATTTTCCATAACTTGCATTAATTATTATAATTATAATAGAAAAAAAATTATTATAATTATATTCTTTGAATTCCATGATTTTCTGCATTTCCATAAATCAGTTTTTTACCAACATGTTCGTTTACGATATCACGTTTGAACATCATTATGGTAAAACTACATGCTATACCATTTGTATCCAAAATATTATCATATGAATCTGTTAGGAAGAATCTAT